AATATTTAAAGGACCTGCACACGAACATCATTATTTATTATCATAACTTAAAATTTGACGGTGCTTTTTGGCTTGATTTTTTATTGCGCGTCCTGCATTTTAAACAGGCTGTTAACCATTTGTCAATTGATCCTTATGATATCGCATGGTTAGATGATGACAAAATGGATTCACGCAGCTTTAAATATATGATCTCAGATATGGGTCAGTTTTATTCTATAAAGATAAAATTGGATGATAAGATTATAGAGATTCGCGACAGCTTGAAATTATTGCCGTTTTCCGTTAAGAATATCGGCGACAGCTTCAAAACGGAACACCGTAAATTAGATATGGAATATAAAGGCTTTCGGTATGCCGGCTGCGAGATTACGCCAGAGGAAGAAGCATATATAAAAAATGACGTGCTGGTCGTCAAAGAGGCCCTTGAAATAATGTTCAAACAAGGGCATAAAAAATTGACAATAGGGTCCTGCTGCTATTCCGAATTTAAACAGATTTTAGGTAAACAATTGTTTTATGCATGGTTCCCGGATCTGTACCAGATCGAATTGGATCCGGAAATATATGACGCTAAGAATGCCGGTGAATATATTCGGCGGTCCTATCGTGGCGGGTGGTGTTACCTGGCAGCCGGTAAAGAAAACAGGATATATAAAAACGGAATAACTGTTGATGTCAACAGCTTGTACCCGTCCATGATGAGTGCGGAGAGCGGGAATTATTACCCGATTCGAAAGCCGACTTTCTGGGTCGGCCCGATTCCGGAAGTCGCGTATCTGAATCATCGATATTTTTTTCTGACGATCCGTTGCCGGTTTGAATTAAAACCGGGTCACTTGCCTTTTATCCAGGTAAAACACAACTGGCTGTATAAAAGCACGGAATGTTTAACAACATCGGATATTCGGGACAAAAACGGAAAATATCACCGGTATTATAAAGACCTGCAGGGTAAGAACCAGCTTGCAACGGTTACGATGACCTTGACAATGACAGACTGGTATTTGATCCAGGATCATTACAACCTTTATGATCTGGAGATCCTACACGGCTGCTATTTTGATTCACGGATTGGAGTATTCGACGAATATATTGATAAGTATAAAAGAATCAAACAACAAAGCACCGGAGCGGTCCGGACGCTTGCAAAACTGTTTCTTAATAATTTGTATGGCAAGATGGCAACAAATAAAGATTCAAGTTTTAAGTATGCCGAATTGGACGAAACCGGCGTTGTTAAATTTACACGCATCGAAGAATTTAACAAAAAGCCCGGGTATATTGCCTGCGGGTCCGCGATAACCAGCTATTCGCGAAATTTCACTATCAGAGCAGCGCAGGCAAATTATCACGGACCGGATAAACCGGGGTTTATTTATGCGGACACGGACAGCATTCATTGTGATCTATCCGACGACCAGATAAAAGGCGTTGTTCTGCATGACACAGATTTCTGCGCATGGAAAATTGAGAGCCATTGGGACACAGGATGGTTTGTACGGCAGAAAACATATATTGAAAAAACCGGTGATGACTATGATATAAAATGCGCAGGAATGCCGGACCGGTGCAAGCAGGCATTTATTGAACAGATCAACCAGGGCAAGGCAAAGCTGACAGATTTTAAAATTGGTTTTGAAGTAAACGGCAAATTGCTACCTAAAAGGATACTTGGCGGAATAGTGCTTGAAGATACTACATATAAAATGAGGTAATGAAAATGATAGATTATGAAAATTTAATATTAGAGCGCCAGGAACGCAACGAAATATTTGAAGATTATACGTGTAACGGAGATTGTGCCGACTGCGATTATTACGACGAATGCCCGGAATATTCCGAAGATGATATAATCGAAACATATAATCCAAATTTAAAGGGTGTACAATGACTTGTACACCCTTTGTTATATCACTAACATATACGGCAAACGACGCGGGCAGCATACCGGAAAACTTCCAGGGCGGTATGTTTCAACCGTGCCGACCCCTGGCAAGTCATCGTTGCAGCATATGAGGATATCATCCGATTAATTTTATTATGGCCTCTTTACATTCCAGATCTTTGAAACGAAAGCAGCCTTTATTGAAATAAAAGCGCATGTTTGAAACGAAAATATCGTTATTTTTAAGCATTACATAATTAATATTATGATCCGGCGTTGTAACGCTGATCTTAAACGGAAAACTATGATCAACATTTTTATCGCAGTACATTATGCCGGAATCCTTAAACTGACGTATGGCAAAATCTTTATTTTTATATCGGATTGTCGCTATATATTTACCAGCGCCGGCGGGCTTTTCGATAAAGGCTAGATTATCGTTTAAATAAATCCCCTGCGTATTATAACCCATATAATCATTATTTTCAAACGCTTTATTGAATGCGGAACCCTGCAGCGCTGCAGCTGCAGCCTTATTGTGTCCTTGTTCCAGGACGAAGCCGACACCGCGTAAAAAATGAGTGTCTTTTGTTAAACGTTCGCTGATCCCCAATTCGATATAGTACGGGTTCACGATCGAAACCGGGTTAGATATCATATAAACCGGAACATATCGGGATTGCTTACCGGAGCCACGCGACACGCTGGTATGCAATGAGATAAACTTTTTTACCTCGTTATTACAATAGTGTCCGACTTCACTTTGAAACTCATCAAATATGATACGCTGCACATCACTGAAAAAATGACTATATCTTTTTATCTGATCCGAAGAATTGAGGGCCACGGCATAACCGCAGCTGGTTTTTTCGTCGTTTGAATCGATCAAAAATAATTCATGATAAAGGCCCTTGCTGCGTTTTTCAGATTCCATATTATAAGCTGGAAAAAATAAAGCCTGGATATCCTTAAAAAATTTCTCGGCCACGTCGTCCAGCTCGTAATTGAACCGGTAAAGCAACATGAACTTTTCACCGTTTTTTAAAAACTTATTAACGCATAATTTATTAAAAAAGGTAGTCTTACCCGCGGACCGGTTCGACGTACAGATGTATATTTCCGGCCGTTCCCCGCGCAGATCTTTTAAACTTAATAATTTTGTTCCGTCATAAAATTGACATTTATCTTCTTTCATATATAATATATTACAGAAGTATTAATTATTTTGCAAGTCTGTTAAAGAAGGTGAAAACATGGACAGCAATATATCGTCACTGATCGCGCAGTTGGGTTTTCCTATCGTCATGTGCCTTTATATGATGTGGTATAATAACAAATCGAATGATAAACACATGGAGCAGATAAACCAGTTAAACGCACAGCACAAAGAAGAAATGAAAGAGATAACAAACGCGTTGAACAACAATACACTGGCACTGCAGAAACTTACAGATCATTTAACAGAAAAGGAATCAGAGTAATGTTTGAACCGGTTAAAAAAGGCGACACGGGGACAGATGTGTATATAATGCAGTCTTTTCTGCATGTTCTGCAGTTTACCGGCCGGGATGGTAAACCGCTTAAAATAGATGGGACATGTGGGGACGACAGCGTTTATGCAATAAATCAATTCCAGGAAAAGCAGCGCATATTCGGGTACGAATGCGGATCCAACGGAAAGAATGATGGTATTTTCGGCCGGGCCTGCTGGTATAGGATCGGAGTGATCAATTAATATGGCGCCAAATATCAATAAAGCATATCAATGGGCCATAAATACATGTAATGCGCCGAACGTCGGTTATTCCATGAAATACAGATATCAGCAGACTGTTAACGGAATAACATATTACGACTGCAGCAGCTTTATATGGTATGCTTTAAAAGACGGCGGATTTCCGTTATCCGGGTCCGCGTTTACTACACGTTCTATGATCCCGATATTGTTGGATCTGGGATTTGCGCAGTTAAATGTTTTCAGTGAATGGAAACCCGGTAACATTTTATGGCGCCAGGGTCATACCGAAATGGTTTACGAAGGCGGGCAGGGCCAGGGGCGCACAATGGGCGCACATACCGATGATTATCCACTAGCGGACCAAGTAAGTATTTACCCGCATATATCCAGCGGGGCCGACTGGTCTTTTATGTTCCAATACCAGGGCGGAGCTACCGGCGGATATGGGTCCAGTCTTTATGTTATCGCCGCGATTTTGGGAAACTGGTACCAGGAAAGCCAACTAAACCCGGGGATGTGGCAATTCGGACCGGGATCCTGGACAGACCTTTATAATGGTTATGGACTGGGACAATGGACGAATCAACCCGGATCCCCGTTATTGTCGGATATGCATACATGGTTAACATCAAACGGTTACGCGGATAATGACGGCGACGGACAGCTGGCATATTTTATCCATGAAAACCGTTGGCTGACAATAGGGACCGGCGCACCGTGGGCGCAGGATTTCCCGAACCTAGAGGCATTTTTGAAAAGCAACAGCACAAATTTAAACGATCTGACACACGCATTTATGAATTGCTGGGAAGGTCTGGACGACGGTTCGCAATGGGCGGAGTTAGACAAGCGGCAGCAGTTTGCGCAGCAGTGGTATGATTATCTGAGCGCAAACTATAATCTGCCAGCATCGACATGGTACACTGCAGACGGATATATAACATTAGAGCAGTCACAAAATAACGCTATTCTTATATATCGCGCCTTGTCAGCTGGTACAGGTGGCGGGGGCGGAATACAGCCGGATTACAGTTTTTTATTTGTGCCGAAGTTTATATATATGAAAAGACCGAAACAGATTGTTGTCAAAGTAATGAGGTGATTTTATGATCAAAACAAAAGAAGAACTGATCGAAGCCGTGAAACTGAAATTTGCCGGCGACGATTCAGACGAAACAATTTCCTTGCTTGAAGATATCAATGACACGTTCGACGATCTGGCAAGCAGGACCGAAGGTGCCGACGAATGGCGCGAAAAGTACGAAGAAAACGACAAAGAATGGAGACGTCGTTATATCGAACGGTTTTCGGGCGAAGTAAAAGACGATCCGATCCCGGATGAGGCGGACGAACCCGAAGAGATCAAAACAACGTATGAAGAACTTTTTGAAGAGGAGGATTAAAACATGCCTAAGAGAGTCGCAGTATCGAAGTTGAATGCTTCCACAATTGATATTTTAAACGTGATCCGGCAGAATGCCAGTTACGAATACCAGTCAACGATCCCGGAGATATCGACTGAAGCCGATATCCCGAAAGTCGGTGAACTGCTTTATGGCTATCCCGCACTTGCAAACCAGTTTATCAACGCACTGGTTAACAGGATCGCGCTTGTCCGCGTTAAGAGCGCGACATTTAATAATCCGTATAAAGAATTGAAATCCGGATATCTTGAGTTTGGCGAAACCGTAGAAGAAGTATTTGTTAATATATGCAAGGCCCGCGAGTTTTCTGTTGAAAAAGCAGAGCAGCGCGAATTTAAGAGATCACTCCCCGATGTACGCGCAGCATTCCATACAATGAATTATCGCGTACAGTACCCGATCACGATACAGGATGAAGATCTGCGCATGGCCTTTACATCGGCCGATGGCGTGCAGGATCTTATTGCCCGCGTAGTTGATGCAGTGTACACGGCTGCAGAGTATGACGAATATCTGATATTTAAATATCTTCTTATTAAAGCGGTAGCAAATAACAAGATCTATCTCAAAGGCGTAGACACTACAGATGTACATAACGCTGCGGTTGCGTTCAGATCTATATCTAATCAGCTTACATTTATGAATACGGCGTACAACGTGGCCGGCGTTCATACAGTAACACCGCGCGAAGATCAGTATATTTTCATGAGCGCGGATTATAACGCGGAATTTGATGTAAATGTACTTTCTGCAGCCTTTAACATGGATAAGGCTGATTTTATGGGACATCTGAAACTGATAGACAGCTGGAATACGTTTGATAACGACAGATTTTCGGAGATCATGGACGGATCTGATCAGATTGATCTTGTAACTGACACAGAACTTGCATTCATGGCAAACGTCCAGGCGGTTATTGTTGACCGTGAATGGTTCCAGGTATACGACAATCTTGCTAAAATGACAGAACAGTACGCTGCATCCGGTCTGTACTGGAATTACTTCTATAATACCTGGAAAACAGTATCATCAAGTCCGTTCTCAAATGCCGTTGCGTTTATCGCAGCCAGCGCAGCGACAGCAGCGCCGGCAAGCATCGCGTTTACAGTAACAGGCGTTTCACGCGGTGAAGGCGGAGCGCCGATCGCGGTAACACTGGAGCCGACAACCGCGGGCGTTGAAAAGTTTGAATTTATTCAGAATGCGGACGCGACCGGAAAAGGAATCGGCGTACATAAGTACGGCGCGGTCCTTTATCCGACGACCGGCATCAGCTACACGCCTACTGGCAAGATCACATGGACTGACGGAACCGTTGTTACATACACCGCAAGCGGAACACTTGCAGCCGGTGTCAGTGTCGGAACGACCGTTACCATGGCAAAAGACGATTAAATATTCATTTTCCTACCTGTTGTGGGGCCGGTGTAAAAGCCGGTCCCGTTATTACAAAATGAGGTTAAACAATGGCCTATATAGCACCGAACAGCACAATTAAAATACTTGCAAATGTTCCGATATCGCCGGATCAGTCAAACACGTTATGGTTTGCGCCGGGTGGCGACCAGCTTGCATATTTTAACAGTAAAGTCCGAATGACATTTGACGCACAGAGCTACCAGCGGGCCACAAAGAACACATGCCGGTTAAATGTAAACGCGGATCTTGTTGATGATTGTAATTATATGATGTTTCAAAATACGGCGTTTTCAACAAAGTGGTTTTATGCGTTTATAACGAATGTTGAGTATATCAATACAAACGTAACAGAGATAACATATCAGATCGACGATATACAGACTTGGTTATTTCAGTATGAAACCCCCGCATGTTTTGTTGAACGGTCCCATAGCAGTACAGACGGCATAGGCGATAACATAACACCGGAAAGTGTAAACACCGGTGAATATATTTTGAACGGCGGTTGGCAGACGATTGTTGATTATTCCAATTCCATTATTATCCTTATGATGAGTGATTTAACCAATCACGGTGGTACATTATATGATAATATTTATGGCGCCTGTACATTATATATGTACCACACAACAATTGCCGGAATGGATGCATTAGAACAGTTTATAAAAGATAACGCGCCTCAGTTTTCGGCAATAGTTGGAATATATATGTTACCTGTTCGTTTACTTCCGGATCTTTATCAGCAGAATGACTTTACGGACGGACAGCATATTAACGGAGTATTCACGGTTACACCTAAGATCTGGACACAGGTCCCTGCATTAACAGGAACCGAAACGTTGGACGGCTACACACCGAAAAATAAAAAATTATACACATATCCTTATAATTTTCTGCATGTAACAAATAACCAGGACGGGGCGCTTGAACTACGTTATGAATTTTTTGATGGCCTCAAACCGAAGTTTGAAACCGGCGGAAACTTAACCCCGCCCGTCGGGTGCGTTATATTTCCAAAAGGCTATAAAAACAGTGATCCGGGAACAGACGGGATAACAGATTTTTCCGAAAGTTTATCACTTGCAAATTTCCCGATGTGCAGCTATTCACTTGATAGTTATATTGCATGGCTATCACAGAATCTTGTGCCGTCTGTAATCCGTATGGCCGGCGGATCCATAGGACAGGCCACGAGCGGAAATATAAAAGGCGTGGGGATGGGATTATTATCCAGCGCAACAGAACTTGCAGCACAGGGATATGAGGCCAGTATAGCAGGCGACATTGTAAAAGGTAACCTTTACAATGGCAGTACAATGTTTGCAAATAATCTTATGCGTTTTTGGTGCGTTCGTGCAAGCGTCAGTGCGGATTATGCCAGACGGATAGACGACTATTTCACAGCATTCGGATATGCACAAAATAAAGTTATGATCCCAAACCCGCATCAGCGCAGCCGGTTTACTTATGTGAAAACGGTTGATTGCCTGGTAAAAGGGAACATACCAGCCGAAGCAGCGCGGAATATTGCAGCTGCTTATAACAGGGGAATTCGGTTCTGGGCGGACACTGGCCCGCATTGTGGAGATCTTAACGTTGATCTGTACCCAAACAATTTATTGTCATGAGGTTTTAAATAATGAAGAAAAAAACTTATTTTGACATTTCGGCAGCGAAAAATAAACGACTTTTTATTCAGTACATGGACCGATTAACAGAACTTAGCTTATCGATGTTTGAATGGGTAAATTTGCCGGACACCGTGGACCCGCGCTTTTTGGAGCTGTCACTATTTTCAAACGGTCAGAGCGTATTTTTTAAAGATGACGTGATGGGATTCTTAGCGCTTGACTGTACACTTGCCGGCGGTTTTGACGTTTACAGAGTCCCGAGCCGGCGCAGGGCCTACGCGGTAAATGGTTACAATAAAGAACTGTCGAAAACGGACAGCGTGATCATATGGAACAATCTGTTAAGGAAAAACACTTATCCCACGGTTGAAATGTACGCATTCCGCTTATACATGCTGGACAGTATCATTGATATAAATGCAAATGCGCAGAAAACGCCGATACTTGTACAGGCATCGGATACGCAGCGTTTGACGTTGACAAATCTTTATAAAGAATTTGACGGAAACGCGCCCGTTATATTCGGAGATAAAAATCTCGATATCAACGGGTTAAAGGTCCTCAACACAAACGCACCGTTTGTTGCGGATAAGATTTACCAGTTAAAAGCGAAGATCTGGAATGAAGCATTGACTTATCTGGGGATCACGAACATAAACACAGAGAAAAAAGAACGCATGATCACAGACGAAGTAAACAAAGACCAGGGCGGTGTTATCGCTTCAAGATATAGCCGGCTTGTTGCCCGTCAAAATGCCTGCAAAGAGATCAACCGGATGTTTGGCCTTAATATCGATGTTAAATATCGCGCTGATTATGACGAAGATCTATTGAACCTGGTAAATGATTTTGAACCGGAAAGCGAGGGCGGAGAAGATGAGTAAATACACGACAGAGGTTAGATACATCTGCGAAACGCTGGCCGGGAGATCTGAAAGCGCCGGTTTAAATTCTGTTGCGGAGATCATCGAAGCAGCGAGGCCGGTGATATTCAATTTTGATTTTCCGATCTTTGATGAAAATTATCGTAGTGTTTTGGAAACAAAGATATTAAAGCACTATTATACCAGAGAGATCGGAGAAGAAACCGTAGGTTTATGGCGTCTTAGACTGGACACAAGATTGAATGAGATCATGCCGTATTATAACAAATTGTATAATAGTGAACTGATCGAATTCAATCCGCTTTATGACGTGGACGTTACAACGACCTATACAAAGCAGGACGACGGCAGCCAGAACGGGCGCACGAATGACACAGGGGCCGAAACTTTCACCGGAACGGATACCGGAAACAATACGCACACGGCAACAAATAACAGTGAAGATTGGCGCCTGTTTAATGATACCCCGCAGGGTGGAATAGACGGGATCGAAGCAGAGGTTAATGCGTTCAATTATCTGACCGACGCGACAAAGGAAACGCACGAAGACGAAACAAATGACACGCTGACAAGCACTCTGCAGAAAACCAGCACAAAAAATAACACTTTTGCACGGACAGATACAAAGACGTTAACTAATCTGCAGGAATATGAAGAGCACGTGACCGGCCACCGGTCCGGCATCACAATGTCTAAAGCATTGACAGAATTCAGAGAAACATTTATAAATATAGATAGAATGATCATTGATGACCTTTCAGATCTATTCATGAATTTATGGTAAAGGAGTACAAAACATGCAGACGTTTAAATACTGGTGTTATAAGGTGCTGCCATTAGTATATGACGATTCACTTAGTTATTACGAATTACTATGCAAAGTCATTGATTACATCAATAATCTGATAGCAGAGGACAAAATCATCGAATCCGATATCGCAGAGCTGCAGAACGCTATTGCAGAGATCGAACAGAAAATAAAAGATCTGCAGACAAGTGATATCGAAAAGCTGATCGAAGCCCACCTTGCTACAATGATATTTGTGCAGATCAATGACGCAGGGTATATAACATACTATATCCCGGAAAGCTGGGATAATATCATCTTTAATACTACCGGCTTAGATATCAATATATCCGGTTATGATTATGGACATCTTGTATTAAGTTATTAAAAAAGGAGATCATGAACATGAGCGAACGACAGTATATTGGAGCGCGTTATGTGCCAACATTTGCAGATCCGGTTGAATGGGACAGTCTGCGAAGCTATGAACCATTGACAATTGTCACTTATCTGAATAACAGTTATACCAGTAAAAAACCGGTCCCGGCTGGCACAGATCTTAATAATTCAGAATACTGGGTTTTGACCGGTAATTATAACGCACAGATCCAGGATTTTAACAACAGGATCCTCAAATGTTTGCATACCTATGAAAACGTGAGCGCGCTGCAGGCCGACAATACTTTAACACTTGGAACGATAGCATACGCGCAGGGTTATTATACACCGGGCGACGGTGGAGAAGCGTATTATATCATTACAGGGTCGGCCCCTGCAGGTCCTTATATCACAACAGCAAACGGCTACGGCGAACTTATTATACAGGATTATGTAACACCGGTTATGTTTGGAGCTAAAGGCGACGGCACAACGGATGACACGGCAGCCGTTAAAGCTGCAGCTGCTGCAGGTAAAACTGTATTTTTCCCGGCTGGCAATTACAAGGTAGTGTTTACAGCTGCTTCCGAACGTATGATAAATTGCGTCAATGGCCAGCATATCATCATGGATAATAACGCGCATATCACTGTTGCGCCGAATAATTATGATCACTATTATGTTTTCTATGCAGAGAATGTAAACAACGTTATCATTGAAGGTGGCAATATTCACGGTGACAAGATCGACCATACATACACAGCCGGCAGCACTCACGAATTTTGTCATGCCGTTTGTGTCGGCGGAAACACGGACAACATAACAGTTAAGAATATTCGGATCGATAACATGCCCGGAGACGGTGTTTCGATTGGCGGTGATAATAACTTTACAGGCTGTAAAAATATCCGGGTGCAGGGCCTCACAATTGACGGATGCAGACGCCAGGGTATAAGCGTTTGCGAGGGTGAAAATGTTATTGTATCAGGCAACACGATCAAAAACATCGAAGGAACCACGCCAATGTCAGCAGTGGACGTTGAGCCATGGCTTGCAAACCGCAAAATAACCGGGATCCTGGTAACAGATAACGTTATTGATAACTGTAATCGCGGGTATATGCTGGCTGTGCCAGTTGCTAATACGGAAGTAGATGTTATATTTGCAAACAGTACAATGAAAACAATTCGAAATACTGCTATTGACATATCCGGCGGTACAGATGCGACTGTTGCAGGCATGGTAAAAGTAAATGATATAAATGTTGGATACTGCGCAGGTCATCCGGTGAAAATAATTGATCACACTTCTAACTCATTCTATATTGATATTGAGAATGTAATTGTCCAGGAAGTACACACAGCAGCAGGCACAGACCAGTGGGACAACACAGTCGTAGCATTTTATAACAGCCGTTACACGGGATCCGATGCTATGGGCAACTTCAGATGCAAAAATGTCACTGCGCTTAGTGGTAACTATGGACGTTATTCATTCCTTGGATATCAGAAGCCTATCAGTAACATTACGATTGAAGTGCCGGATATCTATTACACGGACGGCGGAGAGAACCAGGACACCATAGGATGCAGCGTTACGCCGGGCAACGTAAACATTATTGATCCTACAAATAAATTCACAATAGCAGGATCGAATGCTGCAGATGTCAGACACTGGGTTATGACTAACCCGGCATGATACAAAGGCGGGCCTGCGGGCCTGCTTTTTGTTGCTTGTTTGTGTTGACAAAATGGGAGAAACGTCGAACTTGCATTTCCCGAATCACTATACCAC